TATTAACGGCATACCAAAGCACTGTAGTAGGTAGCATAATCACAGTCTTTTTCAATACGAAAGCCCAATACTCTGCCTCAGTTACAGCTAACCCAGAGGGAGACCAAGCATTATTCTTTGTAAAGAAACACTCGACTTCAATATAAACGTTGCCGGTTAAGTGCCACTTCCTATCGCGCTTTACCTCTATGCGCTTACCCTCAGTAAGAAGTTCTTCAACTAGCTGCTCACCCTTCCTTCCGTAGGAGAAGTCAAGGTCAAAGGATGATTTGTTTGTCATTAGTTCCAAGGACTTTCCCCGCCGAGAATAATCTGTAATTTTCTCAGGGAAGAATTGACCTTCCTATCAGCAGTAGATACCGCACAGCCTAGGTACTGTGCCAACTCCTGAAGGGTAAGGTTGTTATGGTAACGCTGGATTAGTATGTCTTTGTCAGCCACCTCTAGCTTGAGGTAAGCCTTCTTAATATCTATAAGGATTGCTAGTAGGTTGCCACCTTCAGCGGGAGCTGATTGCTTACGTGGTTGCCCGTCGTTAATCATCTCTTGTGCTTGCTCTAATACTGTGCCATCTAGCACCGAAGCTATGACGTGTGGTAGTAGCTGGGCAATAACTACCGTGTCATAAAAAGACTCATCGCCTATCTGATAGCCAGACTTCTTAGCCTTCTCCTTGCGAGCATATCTCTCACAGTGACGGCGCATCTGCCAACTGATACGCTTCTCATTTATAGTTCTTTGTAGTGCGTTTTCCTCATTGAGTAGTTCAGTATAGTGCTCAGCCCTACTCATAGCCCAGGCGTAGCACTCTTGAGTTACATCATCTCGCTCTACCCACTGGCGATAGCGACGATAGATACTGCCCGCCACCGGCGGGACTAAATCATAGAACGCGGGGTGCAGTTGGTTGTTGCTCATTGGCTCTCTTATTCATCTCATCAACGTAACGGGCAGCCTTCAATCTTTTCTCTTCTGCAATTTTCTTGCGGCGTAGTGCCGCCTTGTACCAACTATGCTTCTCAGTCATTAGGTAGCTCAGGCCATTTCTTGTCGAGCACGAGGATAGCGATAGCGGAATAGTTCAATAAATCTATGAACGAGTCACGTAAGGATTCGTTGGAGGGAGAGACGTTACTATCAAGGAGGTTATTGATGCGAGCCACTTTGTCCCACATCCGCACTCTAAGTCCGTTGAGTGCTCCACCTGGACTGTGAGCGATGTTTTTCGGGCCGTAATCGTGATGCTTGCGGATGAGCAAATTGCCTGCTCCGTCAAGGACTCGCCAGACATCGGTAACAAACTCATCATTTACCTTCTTGCGGGCATCGGCTGGCAAGTTATCGTACCAGCTTTGTAATCTATCGAGACTATCGTCATCCCCATATCCATCAATAATCTGGCTGCCTCTTGCAGGTCTTTCTTGTTCATTCATCGCACTCCTCCTAGTAGGTTGTTCAACGCATCCGGTCCTTCTGCCAGATAGAACTCGTTGATGTCCATACCTGGGGGTAATTGTACTATTTGCCCGTTTGTTAATTCACTGGAGACACGCCGAGAAAACTCGGCTCCAGGATTACTGCCATCTTCTTTAACATCATTATCACCAACAATAAATACTGTATCAAAACCAGTAAATAACCTAGCAAAGTGTGGCTTCCAAGCAGTAACACCAGGCACTCCGACTGCTGGTATATTACACATACCTGATAGCACTACCGCATCTAACTCACCTTCGCATACAACAATGCTTGGTACATCAAGGGTTACATCAGCTACGTTATACAGGTGTGACTTCTGTCCAAGTGGTGAGCCATACTTAGGTTTGCCATCATCTAATCTGCGGAACTTAAATCCAACACAATGACCAAGCACTGTGATGTATGGTATTGATAGCCAACCCTGGTGCATCTCGTGTCCGTTGGCAGGTTCTATAATTGAACCCAACATAAACTGCCGAGCTACATCCTCAGATATCCCACGTCCTTCGAGGTAAGCTACGGCCTCTTCGCTTAGACTCTGAGCGTATCTCTGTGCCGCCTCCAGCAAGGATTTCATCTGCTCGCTCGACTGCATCTTTGAATCCTATCCCTTCCTTCTCCATAATAATATCAAACCCTGACCCACCCTTGCCACAGGTGTGGCAAAAGTATAGGTTGCCATAAGTATCTATCACTGCACTTCTCCTAGTGTCGTTATGAATACAACACTTGACAGATACGTTACGCCCCTCTCTTACTTCCCCTCCGTAGAACCTAACGATGTCTGCTATGGGGATTGTACTTGCATCGGCGGAACCTTTTCGTTTCGTTTTACGAACCACCCTGGACCAGTCTTGTGCTGGCATCCACAGTCCCCCTCACACTTACCGTGAAATGATTGAGATAACTTGTACTTACTATTTTTATTGTACGTTGCTGCTATCTGACAGTCGTGGCAAATCATTATCTGTCTCTCAATACCGAGTATGGTTCGCCATCAAACATAACTATACCTTCAGCTATCTGACCATCACGTTTAATGGTGATTCCAGCAGTAATAAATACTTGCTGTAGTGTTTTAATCTGGTATTTCAATCTATCTACCTGTCGCCACAGCTCTGCGTTCTCGTCTTCTATCTCTGTTAGTTTATCTTTTAAGGATTTATTCAGCATTCTTTTCCTCTTCCTTTTTCTCCTCAACCACAGGTTTAGGCTGAAGGATTTCTGTTGATGTGATATCACCTTGTGGTGTTGGCATTTGTTCTATCCATTTCTCTAGTGTTTGTACTACCCAAGCATCTTCAATACTAGCATTGCGTCTCTTAACAATCACGTAGGCTGGCGGAGGAACTGCAATACCTCTAGCCTTTGCATAGTTATGAGCTTCCTTCATCGCCTCTGCCCAGAACTGCGGCAGGTTTATAGACTTACGGTTCTTGCACTCCAGAATGTAGGTCTGACCTGCGATTATGGTAACGATGTCACCCTCGTCCGAGGCTCCAGCCTTGGCCAAACGCTCTGCGAAATGTCCTAGTTTGCGTAGATATTTCATAACATCTGTCTCAAACTTTGAACCCTTAGCCTTGTTGTAGCTACTCATCTCGCACTCCTAGAACTACCTGTGACCAACCATCAACATACAGTTTGTTTACTATAGAGTAACCGCCCTGTGTAATCAGATTGTCATAACCTTCCTTGTCCCAAGCCCATAGATGAAACTCGTAACGGTTGTCAGCCGTCTCATTGTATGGACTGCTAGCAACAATAAACTTAGATGGCAATTCTCTAACCACTTTATGTGGGTCAATCATATGCTCCAGAGTTTCAGTTAGAATAGCGACATCACCGTATTCTATATCATCAGAGTTGAAATCTGTGTATCTTGCATCAACACCACGTACATTTACTGCGTGGTCTACATTAGTTTGCATTAGGTCATAGCCCCAGGATTTGATGCCGTACTCTTTTAGAAGTTGTAGTAAACCACCATCTCCGCAGCCTAAGTCAACGGCAGTCTTAGCATCTAACTTCATACAGTCTTTAACAAACTCAGCGGCAACAAGTAGTCTTTGTCTATGCCCAACTTGCTCTAGATGATGAGCAGCTTCTCTGCCCCTGTACCATTCAGAGCTAGCAAACTCCGATGCTTCACCATCAAACAGTTTCCACTCCATTAGATAACACCCTTGACTGCCATCTCTATGCCTCGCTCCAAAGAAATCTTTGGCTGATAGAATGACAGCATTAATGAGTTATCAGATACTCGGTGCATACAACCGACAGGTTTATCTGGCCTAGTCTTTATCTCGCCCTTATATCCAACTGCATCCATACACATCTGTGCTAACTCTAAGAATGAGGTTGACCTGCCCCAACCTAGATTAACTGGGCCAAGTGATGGTGCTTCAAGTGATGTCATTACTGCATTAACAATATCTTCAATATGGATAAAGTCTCTTGTCTGTGTGCCTGGACCCCACACTTCAAATGGGTCAGCCTTATCTAAAGCTCGCTTTACATACATCGGGAATGGATAGTTCAAGTCTTGGTCAGTACCATATCCGCTGAATGGTCTGAAGATATAAACGCTATCAACAAAGGATGCAAGGTATTCTCCGATGAGTTTAGATGCACCATATGTCATATCAGGCATAGAGGTATGTTCCCAGCAGGACATAGTTTCTTTTAACTTAACGTTGCGCTCTGGTGTCTGCAGGTTTACAGGATAAGCAGCACTGCTTGAGAAGTACACTACCTTCTTTGGCTTAGTCTTCAAGCACCATTGAAAGAACTCGGAGTCAATACTGAAGTTATCTGCAACCGCAAGTGGGCGACCCTCGATGGATTCACGCCCACCTACGATGGCTGCAAGGTGTATTACTAGGTCAAACTGTGTGTCATTCTCCTTGAAGAAATCTCTACAGTCTACCCCGTCTTTAATGTCGACCATAGTTACATTCCAATTATCTTTTAACAGATGGTCCATAAAGTATCTGCCGACAAAGCCTAATCCGCCGGTAACTAGAGCCTTCTTCATTCGCTCACCGCCGTTAATACTTTGATGGCATCATCTTTAAGTTGCGTCTCGCAGTACTCTTTGAAGGCGAGCGCATCGTGGTTAGATACATCCGATGAGTTGACCTCTTGATACTGTGCATCTACCTGTGACTTACCTGCCATATAGTGCATATGTTCTATGATTACATCGCCGTGATAGTCAAGGCATCCAAGTATCTGACCGAATAGTTTCCAGAAGTTATCCATAAACAAATGGATTAGTTTTGGTGGCGAGAAGAAGCCTAGCTCCTTGCTGATATTGGTTGACATCATAACCATAGTCGGCAGGTTCACACCCTGGAACAAGTCATTACCGTATGAGATACCAAAGCCTCGCTGTTTGATTGTTGAGTACAGCTTCTCATCCCAGCCATCGGTTCTAACCATATGGTCATCACCCATAAAGGTGATAGTTTCATACTTGTCCTGATACTTATTGACCAGCAGGTTCAGTGTGCCATTCATTTTAAGCCTTGGGTTTACCTCACGGATAACACCCTCTAACTCTGGATAGTTCTCAGCGTCATCATCATCTAGGCCGATGAGGAAATCAGATATCTTGCTGTGTTGTTTCAGTGCATCAAATGCTAGCTTTGCCTTGTCAGGTCTGCCTCTTGCTGGAATGATTACTAGGTTAGTGTTCATAGGTATTTATCCGTTACGTCTCGGAACTCCTTTTCGATATCTGAATAACCTGGTGCTTGACCAACTAACGCTGGCTTAGCACAGTACGCCTTGATGTGTGGATGTCTTAATGATAGCGCAATGTCAATAGGTTTTGGGTTATAGACTTGCGAGAATGCTTCTTGCATATACTGCTGGTTAATACCGTAGGCGTGAGCCGAGTAGCTTTCAATCATCTTTACTACACCATCTGCATATGGCTCACTTGCTATATGCCAAGCACCGAGATATAACATATCCCAGTCCTGCGGTATCTTAGAATAGAACTGCGGGAACTTGATATCAAAGTCATCTACAAACAAAGCATCATCTTCAAAGACAAGTAAACGCTTTACGCCATCCTTGATGGCTTGCTTCATAACACAGATGTGGCTTTCTTTACAAGCCCAGGTAGGCGGTAGCTTTGGTGGGTCAGCCACTACCGCCGAGAACCTGTCATACTTAATACCAAACCTCTTGGCTTGAGCATCAAAGGCTTCCAGCCTGTCGGTTCTACTGTCTAGGTTTATAACAACTATCCTGTCAAAGATGTCGTTTAACACTAGTAACGTACCTCAGCATTATTGCGACGAACCATCCTGCCTATCTCATCACAATTTTCTATCCGGCAGGTAGCGTAGTCAACAAACAACGGCACGTGCTGGTCAGCATTGGCATACATAGGACCGAAGCGATTCTTTACCGGAGCCACACGCAGCGTGCCTTCCAGTGGAGAATAGCCTAGTGTAAGTATCAGCGACGGAAGCTGAGATACCTTACCGTGAATGGCTCGTCTAGCAGGTGGTGTGGTGGTATCACCATACTCACCTTGTTCTGATACGTGGTGCAATACCATAACGCAGGCTTCGGTTTTCCTAGCCATATCGTGCAGCTCCATCATTATCTGACGTAAGCCAGCCCATTCGTTTTCACTCTCGGCTACCACGTTCATCAAGTTATCTATAACTATCAGTTCTGGTGCTATGCCATAGACTTCAACGTAGGCTTTTACTTCTAATTCAATGTCATCTAGTGACGGGGATGAATCAAATACCCACTGGATATGAGTCATATCCTGCAGGTACTTGTCATAGTACTTAGGATTGTTTTGTAAGTTAGTCTCGACACTGACCTGTCCGTGACCTGACAGTGCCGAGGCTACTCTAATCATTACCGTTGCAGTATCTGTATCTGCCGAGAAGAACAAAGTTGGAACCTTTGCTCTGATGGCATAGACCAAAGCAAACATAGACTTTCCAGCGTTAGGTGCAGCGGCAACCATACACACTTGACCGCGCCGAAACTTTATCTGTTTGCTACTTAAGTCTTTCCATACATCGGGCAAAGGCATTGCTTTAGTTGTTACGCTGCTCCACGCACGTGACAGCTTAAGCACTGCGTTCCTCCCTCGGTAAAACTATCCCTCGTCTTCTTCTTATTGCGGTTCTTTCGTGGGCTGTAAGGCCTCCCCATACACCAAATCTTTCAAATTTGATGCCCCATTCTGCACACTCAGCTTTATGGATACAGTTGTTACATATATTTCTAGCGTAGACAATATCTCCATTGGTGCCGTATCCCTGTTCAGGGAACCAGGCATCACCGTTTCCTGTTTGTGCACATAGCGGAGCCTCGTAGTGACGTGGCTCTCGCATTTAGTTACCTTACCCAGATTGTTGGGCACTTGTCTGTAGCTCCTTTAGGAGCAGCGCACATATAACCTTTCCAAGGTCCTTTAGCGCCAGTACCTGTACGGAACTGCATCTCTCCGTGCTTACAGGTATGACCGCCGTCTATGGCAACTGTTGGTGCTGCCTGTGGTGCAGCAGTACGTACGGGCGCAGACGAAGCAACGCCTCCGAAAGATTGGCTAACGCTTCCAATAAGGGTGGAAAAGTCCTGCGCTGCAGTTAGCAACGCTTCTAGTTCCTCCTTGCTTGCAGCGTAAAGATTGATAAGAGTTCCATCAGGTGACTTAAAGTTAACCTGGAACTTAGTTGATTCTGGTGCAGCCATTTACTTTCCTCCGTTGTGTTTAATCGAAAGCCTTGCGCTTTCTTTGCCCTGCTTAGTTGGCACGAAGCCTAGTGCTTTCTCCACCGCTTCTTTGTCAACTGTATTTGTTTGGACTGTTGTCCATTTAATCTCGAAACCAGATTGAGTTACGCCGAGTAATCCAGCAAGTCCTTCTCTTAAGGCTTCCTTTCGTTCGGTCAGTTCCTTAATCTGGTTGTCGAGTTGTACATATTCCATAGCAGAGGAGTCTGCATCTGGATTATCTATCACTGGTAATTCAGTTTTTGTAACTTCTTTTTTTAGACCAACGCATCCCATCTCGCCTGTTGCGTCATAGAACTTGCAATAGAATTTGCAGTATGACTCATCGCGTTCCGGTGCTGGTGCTTCAGCAGATTCCTTAATAGCAGCAAGCCAGTCGAGGGCTTCCAAAGCTATCTTCTCATCATAAGGTTCAGAGTGGACTTTGATATCACGCTCATCACCATCTCTTGGTATGGCTACCAAATTGACAGTCTTGACCTTCCCCTTGCCAGACTTCTCAATCAGGTAGCCATAAGTTTGTACCTGCCAGCGCTGTTGTTGGCTCGGGAAGTAGCTTAGATTCTTAGCCTTAACTGTCTTCCAGTCAATGACATCTCCTGAGTCCGGTAGGAAAGCATCAACGTGAGCCTTCATTCCGTTGTATTCAACGGTAGTCTCTAGCATTATTGAGTTGTTACCAGCGAAAGCGTTTTCGATTGCTGAATGTATTGCCGTGCCCATTATGGCAGCTAGCTTTAACTCATTCTCGTTTGTCTCTGGCTGGTTGTTGAGTCGGTACCAAACCTTACGGCGGCACCCACCCAATTCTGATGGACCAATCTGCACCTGTGTGCTACGTGGTCTGTTATTTTCCTTGTCGTGTAATGCTTTAACAAGTAGTTCTTTTATATCCATTTGTGCCACCTTGTAAATGTAACATTAAAAAATAGAAAGTTCAACTGAAATATAGATGCTTCGTGAAAGCCTTCGGGATGGGCGTATAACTTATAGTAATCAAAACCCAAAGCAAAGTTGTTTATGTAGTGTCGGTTAACGTGAACCGAATACCTGCCGAAGTCTTGTCTCATATCATTCCTGCTTAATTCCAATAGTTTGTCCTCGCGCAACCTTAACAGCTAGGTCCTTCATACCGACAACATTTAATTCGTTTATCTCAATAGCCTCAATCTCTTGAGCTATCTCCTCACGCATAGCCTTCTCAACATCGGGCCACTCTGGGGCGTCAGAGTCAGTGCAACAACCGCAACCCATAGACCTGTAGTAAACATCTTCTGCTTTAGTTGACTTTTTCATACTGACATCCTAAGTTTTTGGTAAAGAGAAGGTTTGTATTCTTTGTCGATAATCGTATATTTATTCTCTAGATTCTTTGTGGGTCCTAACCATACTGCACCTTCTCCGTAGATGGAAGCATCTTCATCTGTAAGAAATACTGATGTGTAGTCAGAATAAAATCCCCAACCAGTACCTATGAAATGTTTCCCAATTCTATTCTTGCTTACTCCTGGTGTGCTGTTATCTTCTATGCGTTGCAATAGATAATATCTTACTTTTCTCATTAGTACTCCTTATCTTGAGTAACCAACTGTATGGGTGGGCAAGTATTAACGTCAAGCACCGATGCAATTTCCACAGCTCTTCGGGCGTGTCGCTCTACTGTGGCAGGTTTGAGATTACTGCCCAAGCCATAA